CGCCGGTAACAGCAGATTTATTTCCGGTATAAGCTGCATAGCTTTCATAACCGACTTTTGCCATTTTCATCGTGAGTTCTTGTGTTTCTGAGAGTTGCATAATTTAATCCTTTACGCCCAACGTTTGCTTAACCTGCATCCGTTAGGGTGTCAGGTTGAAGCGGTTGTTAGGCTAAATCCTTGAATAGCCGCTTTCAAACGCTTCGGCAGGCGAGAAGGATTTGTAGCCATCCTCGTACACGACGAAATATCCGCCTTCAACAGGCTTGTGCTTCGACATATACGCAGAGTCTACCTTGAACGGTGCGTATCCTTCATCAGCCGGGGTTACCATTGCGCTACCATCGGTTTCGCAATTCTCGGGAGGATTGTCGCGCTCGATCTTTGCGATCTTGAGCGCGTGTACCTCTTTATGGCAGAGATACTTCGGCATTTCTCTCATGACTCCATCCATCGATGAGCCTCCTTGCAAATTATCCGTACAACTTGTTATGTGGTTGTTTGTCAGCCTAACAAGCGAGACGACCGGGGAGTCGATCAGCACGAGATTGAGCAAACGATAGAGAACAGTCATGGCACACACCTCCATGGGTTTTGCCCACACCCTATCACGCACGTGCCGTTGAGCGCAAGGGGGCCTCACGTCTGGCGGCACACCGATCCTCCTGCCATTCCAGCAGCAGCCGCGAGGTGGTCACATAGGCATTGTTCTCCATGGACACGGGCAGCCCCTCCTCGTGGATGAGCCGCCCCACCTCGTTCTTGGACCGCCGCAAAAACACGGCAATATCCCGCTGCCCCCGGATGACAAAGGGTTTTTCCGTTATGTTCAACAGCTTACCTCCGAAGACCGTTTTTTGCCCACTGCAGCATAAACCCCAGGCACAGCCACACGGTATTTTTGACGCGTTCCAGACATATTTCCCGTCCTATATTCTCGTCATAATTGTCCGGATCGACGCACGAACTTGTCTCATACTGGCGAAACCCGGTGATCGTTTTCGCACTCAACAGGGTTGTCTTTTCGTCCAACTGGCTGACTTGAAGATTATCTCCGATAAAATGATCAACCATACCAGGCGTAATCGTTGTCGGGTCCTCGCCCATCTCAAAATAGGCAGATTCAAAAAAAGTCTTGGGCGACCATGCTTCATAGCTATCAGAATATTTGACCAGGTATCCGGGATCGACGGGGTTCTCGTCTTTAGGAATCGACCAGCCACGGTACTCGTTGTACTCCCCCCTGGTCATGGGCTTGGCCTGCAATGCTATTACTCCGAGGTAATGCTTCATCATGGATGCTCCGTCGTTTGAGGTGTCATCTCTTTTTTCAGCAACACAACGGGCTGACCAAAAGGGATGCGCGAAACATTTCCGCAAAAGGGGCAGACAAGTTCTCTTGCTGTCACAGGAAAAACAGCCGCCCAGGCATGCAGGCAGTGCGGGCAGACCGCCGTCATCGTCGTATGCGGCAGATAGTCAGCAAGATACACCAAATTGTTTTTCATTCGCCCACCCCGACGGACTCGTGCAGTGCCCGCATCTCCTTGAGACGGGAGACGATCTTCCTGGCAACATCCGGGTCGATCTCCTTGATCGCCTGCAGAACAACGGTTTGATAGTCCTCGATTTTTTTCATGGACAGATACCTCTCCCGCATCTGGAAATAAAATTCGAGCTGCTTGCGCAGTTCGCCCAGCATGGCCGTGTACACGCCCACCAGATTACGGCTTCCGCCGGTCAGCCTGTTGAGGCGCGACTTGGCCGCGTAGGCATCCTGGTCGTCGCCGTGGATGACCGTCTCCACCAGGTCCATAGTCCGTCGAGCCTGGGCCACCAACACGCCCAGATCGTCCACCTCGCGGATCTCAACCGCATTTTTCACGAGCATGTCGGTCTTTGCCAGGGCCAGCGTTCTGTTGAGCTCCTTTTCAATGCGTAGTTTGTGGCGCGAGATGGTTGATTTGCCCACCCCAAAAAACTCGGCGCACTCCTGGCCCGTCTTGCCCTGCTTGAGCAGCTCCAAGAGCTTGATATCGTCAACCTTTGGCATATCAGTACCCCGCCCTGGCGTCGCCGCGCCGTGCGGCGCGCAGGGGACGTTTTCCCGTTGGGTCGTCGAGCAGATCCATGGCAGCCACCGCACAGATAATCGCGGAGATGGCCGGGTGCCGATCCGGGCCTATGGTGTCGATGTCTGCGGGCAGGCCGGACAGGGCCCGGGGTATTCCACGATGCTCCCCGAAAAACAGTGTTTTTTGAGAGGACACCCGCCGCCTGACCATGGACAGATAGCCGGGCACACCGCGCTCTGCCAGCAGAGGGGGCGGGGCGATCGCGATACGCCGTTGGCGACCGACCAGCCGGGAGCGATTGAACCGCGCCAACTCCGTTGCCGGATAGCCGGGCATCCCGTACCACCTGGGAACCATGTGCTCGTCAGACGCCTCACCAAGGGCCTTGAACGTGGTCGGGTAATCCATAAGCGGCTCGCCCATGACATCGCGCCCCTCGGCGATCACCCGCAACACCGGCAGGTCGAACAGACGGGCACGACACGCATCCCGGCCCAGAACGCAATAACATCCCGGTACGCCATGGCACGGCCACCCCACCCCGCCCACAATGCGGGAATAGGCGTGCTCGCCATCGGTAAAGACAGGGATGTCACTGCCCGACTCGTATTCCGCCCGGATCATACCCACCCCTGGCGTTTGTATCGTTCGACACGCTCACGCGCGTCTTCCTCGTACTCGGCCCGCGTTTTCCGCCGTTTCGCCGGCCTGATCTGACGCCTGGCGTCATGGTCGGCCAACCCGTACATCCTGTGAGATATGGTCGCAGCGCGCATGTGACTACCTCCTATGACAAATCGCTTTCGCCAAAACAGCTTCCCGCCATGCTGGAGCGGGCCAGCACCGCATAGTTCCAGGCGTGTCGATAATGATCCGCGCCCAGCTTGACGTAGATATACCGCTTGGAGCCGTCTTCCTTTTCGTCCAGCTTCTTGGCCACATTGTGGCAATGCTCGGCAAACTCGCGTACCGGCTGGCATTCGCGGGGCAACCCTACCTGGCTTTGCGAGAGCATGAGGTGCGAGCCGTCCATGGACTCGGTCCTGTTGCTTGACACCTGGCACTTGGCCTCGTTCCAGGCCGCACCGTCGCGGGCATGCTCGTTGTAGTAATTCACATACACCTTGCCCGGATGGCGATCGGCAAAGGCGCGAGCATTGCGCCGCTCGGGCATGGCATCGCACACGCACCGCAGCACGTTGAAGTTTTCCACACACCGGTCCATGTCGTTCCAGTCTTTATATTCGCCAACGTGGACAATCCGGTCGGGATGCAGCTTGCCGATGACAACGTGCAGCCCCTTGCCCTGATCAACACCCATGTAGCAGGGGCCGGAATCGCTGGACGCATTCCCCGCCGTGCCGCAGAGCTTGAGGATTTCTTCAATCGAGAGGCGGTTTTCCGCCTCGATGTAGGGAAGGCCGAGCTTGTAATTATATACGGCCGCACGGTTGGCGTCCGTACGAAAGGCGTGGATAATTTCTGCAGGGGTGACGTATTGCGAGAAAAGCTGGGAGTAGTGGTAGCCGCGCCGATCGGTAACCGAGGGGTTCTTGGCGACCCATTGGCCTATCGCTGGATCGAGAACGCCGTCACGACAGTGTTGGCAGAGAAGCACGGTGCGACCGTCCGCGTATTCCGCGATGCAGCCGATGTCATCGGCCGTGACCGAGTCTTCCAGGCAGGTGTATTCGCCGCACTTGGGGCATTTGAGCATCCAGTACTGCTGGTCGGTCTGCTGAAACTGCTTGTCTATGCCGAAGTCGGGGATGGTCGGGTTGGAAAGATAGTGTTCCCACTTGTACTCCGAGTGCCCCATACGCTCCCTAGCCACCGCCTCGATGCCCTCGGGGAAGAGGTCGAACTCGTCATACATGATGAAATCCACCGGGTCGGACCGCAGGCCCTCGGTGGACTTGGTACCGCGAAAGATGAAATTCTTCCCACGGATACGCTTGAGCCCGACACTGTCGGTGTCCTTGATGAACTTGCCGATGGATTCGGGGTTTTTCTCGATAAACGGAGCGACACGGGAGCGGGAAAAATCCCCGGAACCCGTCTTGGAGGGAAAAAGATACATGAGCCCCACAAAGGGCATAAACAACCCGCACCAGAACATGCGCAAAAACGCCCGAGTGGTGTTGCCGAGCTGCGCGGCTTTCATCTCTACCTGGTACGGGTGATTGTCGGCATAGGGCTTTTCCATGAACTCGTGCTTTGCAAAACCGAACCGCCCGCGATCAAGCAGAATCTCCGCCTGGATCGCCCACTCGCCCACGCCGCCTGCAGGCGCCTCGTCATGCGTTGTGATCTCCGACTGCAGGGAGGTAAGAAAGTCATCGAAAAGCGTATTGGCGTTTTTTGTTTTTGACATGCGAGGTCGCCCTGCTGCTGAATTTTTCGGCCATACTCAACCCGAAACAGGACGAACTATAGCGGTAGATTTTACCGGCCGCAAGAGAAACGAGCCCCTTACTCCGGGAAAACTTGGAAGAAATAGGCGCAACCACCCGGCATATTTTCATTTTCAGAAAAAAATCCCCGGCATTTTTTTACGTCAACCAAAGATCCGGTTTTGGTTTCAGAAAAAACGACCTGTTTGTGAGAGCGCGCAGAGATATATAAAAGCGAAGATCCGAGCTCAAAAAAATGGGGGGGGGGCGGGGGGTGGGGGGCAGGGGGGCGGTCCTCCATCCCCGCCATCCCCGGCCCTGCCTCGTCATCATCCCTTGGCCGCCCTCGTCACCGTTTGCCGACTCACACCCATGTCTCGGCCGATCGATGCCGCCGACTCCCCGGCCTCCATCCGTTTTTTTGCCTCGGCTCGCTGCTCGTCAGTCAGAGCCGTCGGTCGTCCAAACTTTTTCCCGCGCCTCATGGCCGCATCGATGCCCTCCCGTTGCCGCTCCCTGATTGTCATCCGCTCGAACTCGGCAAATGCCCCCAGGATGTGGAAGAGCAGACGATCCATGGGGGCGGCCTCGGAATCCGGGGAGAAGGTCAGCCTCTCTTTGAGAAATTCCACGGTCACGCCCCTGGCCACCAAATCCGTGACGATCACCTGGAGATCCTGGAGCGACCTCGCCGCTCTGTCGATCGACCAGACAACCAGTTTATCGCCTGGCCTCAGATACGTCAGGCACGCCTTGAGCTGTGGACGCTGCGAGGACTTCCCCGATGCCTTGTCCTCAAAAATCATGTCAGCATCGATGCCGTCCAGTTGCCGGTCCGTCTTTTGGTCCAGGCTCGACACCCGGACATACCCCACCACCTGACCAGTCATTTTGTCCTCCTTGTCATATGGTCCAAATCGTTTAGACGATTTTTACCATAACAGCCAAAACCACGCAAGGACTATTTGAACCGCACAACCACGGTAGGCATACGTACGGTCCAAATACTGTACTTTCTGGCCACCCCGAAAACCGACCTCCTGACCACAACCGACCACCATGACCACGACCACGCAACAACCGGAAGGCCGGACCCAGGATCGTCTCCCAGGTCCGGCCCATACTTCCCGCATCTCACGCCCTTGATTCCCTTATCCAGCCCTAAATCCCTCTCCACTCCCGCCTGCATCCCGCAAACCCGCCAATCTCTCCCGCCCCCTCCCGCTTTACTGGCTAGAGCCTGATCGAGTTCCGGCCGCCGGTACGCTTGCGCCACTCGTCGATCGTGCAGCCGGTGGACTGAGGAATCAGCTCCCGAGCCCCAGGATGTTCCTCGGCCTGGATCTCCGTCTCCATAGACGCCCGGATCTTGTCGTACTTGCTCATCCCGTCATCGCCTTTTTTGCGCAGCGAACCGAGACTGAGCAGATTGCGGGACCAGAAGCCGTTTTTCCGCGCCCAGCGCAGGGTCACCTTGATGTCCTCCAGGTCGTAGCCCTCGATCCTGGTTAATCTGTCCAGGGCAATAGCGCCCTTGAGCACGGCATGCTCATCCAGAGAGGCCGTAAACGACGGAAGCCGTTTTTTGCTGTCATCGACATACGCCTGTGAGAGGTCCCAAAATGGTGACCCAATATATTTATCTATGTTTTTAATATATATAGGGGTAACGTCGTTTCCTGGTCGCCGTTTGCCTTTATCTGTTGATTTATTAGACGATATATGGGTCGCTTTTTGGTCGGTCGAGTTTTGACCAATAACAGCAGCGGGCGGTAAATTGGCCGATTGGGCCGCTTTCTGGTCGCCAATGGGCACAATATCTATATAAGCACCCGAACCGCCTGAAGATAATTGGGTCGTTACTTGGTCGTTGAACGGAAAAACAACCCGAAACTTGGTTACCCGACCGCTCTTGCTGGGCACTATCAAATGTCGATCCTGGAGCCTGCCGATAGCCGTCCTGATTTTGCGTTGAGTCGCGCCGAGGAGAGCAGCCAGCCGGGCGCGAGATATGGGACCGGCCACGCCCTGATCATCTGCATGGCAGACGAGCCAAACGTATACTTGCAGCGTCACCGGCTCGGTCACCAGATCATCGAGTTGTCGTCTGATCATGACCGCCTCCTGGTCGTCCGGACCGTCACCGTCGATGGCGCTCGACCTCTGCCCGGCTCAATGTCGATGTAGCCCTGCCGGTTGAGTCGCCTCAGTAGCGATTGGGACGCGCCCTGCCCGATACTCAGATCGTGGGCCAACCCCCTGACTGTCACGACCAGGTCATGGCCGCCCTGGGATGACGCCTTTGCTGCCATCCATGCGAGAGCCCGCAGGTCCCCGGGCCGGTCAATTACCGGGTCGTCTCGAGTAATAGGCAATGTAATCATCTTTCCTCCGTTGGTTTGTGGTGCGTTGCAATGTCGCCAGTATATTTTACCGGTTATTTTTTTGCAACCCCATCGGAGCAACAGCGAGGAAGCCAGAAACCACAAGGGTTAAGGCGGTATTTGAGACTGATAGAAAAACTTTTTAAAACCGGTTGACATTACCTATTTTGTGTGTATCTTCTGAAATCAAGGACGCACTTCGCGACCAGGGACCAGGCCCCGAGTCCTGGACAGGCCCCCAGCCGCCGAGCGCTGGAAGGACCCCACCATGGGTAAGCCCATCAACGCACCATCTTTCAAGAATTCCATCCCCCACAAATCCGAACGCGAGCTCGAGCTTGAGATGACCATTATAGGTATCGCGGCTGCCCTCTCGCAAAATAAGACATTCCCTGCAGATGTTAGACTAGCTCGATCGATGGCGACCGGAGCGGTCAATCGTCTCGGGTTATAGGAAAACAACCCGCCCGGGCCGCAAAGGTCCGGGCAAACAAGGAGAGAGCTATGGCAAGAGTATACTTAGTAGAAGAAGGCGGCGGACTGGTGATCGTGGATCGCGCAATCATCGATGGCGTACCATACGACAAAATCGGATACCCCATGGAGCGCACGGACAACACCCAAGAACTTGTCGGCTGGCCGGACACGCAGGTAAGGGAGTGGATGGCTGGACCCAATACATATCTAGTCCCTGAAAGGAGATAGAAAATGCAGACAAATTGGTTATACCGTGAAGACTCCAAGGACGCTGAAATCGTCGATTTTCCACAGACCATACAGGACGCATACAACGCCTGGCTCCCGCACAGCGCAGAGGCCGATGAAAACGACGCATCGGACGCATACTGCGATGTGCTGAAGGGGATCGAACGCGCTGCCGATGCCGAGTATGGCGGCGCGGATATCTCCTGGAACGGAGATCCCACCAACCCCGAGGGTCCGCTTTTTGGTCTCAGGAGGGCCGCCCACGAGTCGGCAACAGAAATCGTTCATGATTTTGCCGAGACAGTCATGGAAGACGCGGCAGAGTACATCAAGAACGAGGACATGGATGTTGACGAACAGGATGCTTACAGCGTGTTCCGTGGCTGCGCGGCTTCCCTGTTTGCCGAAAGCGACAAGAAGACCAAGAACGCCGTCAACCTGCTCCCGGAGACCCTGGCGGATCTGTGGACGATGGCCGGAGGGTACGACGAGCTATGGGACCTCATTAACGAATAACAGCAAAGCAGGAACGGCTCATGCGCACACTGGAAGACGCATACCGTAACGCCGTCTCTCGACTTCTCGGGCCCATGCCCGACGAAATCGATTGGCCCATTCTTACGTTTGAACTCAGCTAGCCGAAACGCCCCGGCAACAGTCGGGGTGTCCGCCGGAGACAGCCTCCCGGCGCTGACGAGGCAGGCCCCTCGGTGCCAGGTCCCGGACGACCTGGAAGGAGAAGAACGACATGGTAGGAAGGTATCACAGGATAAAGAAGGTATACACAAAAGCGGGCAAAGAGATGTATTACATAGGCGACGGTCTATGGTTCGGCCGCGTCAAAAAAGACGTGGCCGAGGCTGGTATGGAATCGGGCGAGTACTCTCTATGGGAAACCATAGACCACCGCCCCAGGCGGAAACATGCAGATGCAAGCGTAAATGCTGGCACGGCCATCCTGGCCAACAATGAATGCGCCACCGTGCAATAGGGAGTCGGACATGACCGAACAAGAACGCATCATAGTAGACGAGGCCGTCGATGCGGCCCTGGCTTTCGGCCTGGGCATCATGACAAACGTATCTGAGCAGCTCGAAATGAATGACCTCTCAATGACAGACGAAATCGAAGAATACGCTTTCAATCAGGCAAGGAGGAACGCATAATGGAAACCTACACCCTGACACACACCGGCGACCGGCCGGTCCGGTTCGAGGGCGATATGATCGCCCAGACAAACAGCAAAGGCAACGGCGGCCCCTGCGAAAGCCGCTGGTACGAACTGGCATTGTACCAAAAGCAGGACGGCGAATACGTCCTGCATACCGCCTACAGGACCAACTGGGACGGAGAGGTGGACATCCACCGGGTCGCGACCTGCATCGATCCGGACGAAGTAGCCGAGTGCCTGCGCTCGACGTCCCCGAAAAATGATGTCGTCGGGTATCCACTCGGCAAACAGTACGAGGACCGGCAGGCACGCATGATGAGGCAGATGGATGTGGCGCTCCGGAACGCCATCTCAAACCTGCTGGAGACGCTGCCGGAGGACATATGATACTCACGGAAAAAGACTCCAGCACCCGCTCCTGCCCTATGTGTGAAGGGTCGTGCATCGGAAGCCGGTGCATGGCGTGGCGCTGGGCGGCAGAAACATTCACCCGGAAGGGCGAGTACGAAGACGCTGTCATCAAGGTCACCCGACCGGCATACGTCATCCAGCCCTGTGAGGGCTGCCACGGAACCGGTTACATCGACGGCGACGAGTGCCCCGAATGCGGGGGTGACGGCAAGGGAGCCCGAGGCGGCCGACTCGGTTATTGCGGCCTGGCAGGTAGGCCTGAAATCGACTGGTAAAAAAAATCCCCCGGCCACGTTGAAATCCGGGCCGGAGATACCGTTCTAACAACAAACACGCCCGGTCCGTGCGTCCGTGCTGTCACCGGGCAAACAAAAGGAGAAAAAATAATGGCTATTTCAGGTTTCGAATTATTTTTGATCGCTGGTGGAAATCCGAGTAATATCTTGTCCGCCCTGTACAGGGGCGAGACGGAATGCCCACATCCGTGGGCGATAAAGTTTTTGTACGCCCGTCACAGAGGCGAGGCCGTACAGTCTGACCGTTCCCGGGCGTTCATCTGTCCGCATCCCACGCGGATAACTGTTGCCCAGCTCGAAAAGTGGGCGATCACCGAATCATTAAACTTCGGCTCGTACCAGCGAGCCGAACTTCCAACAGACGTGTTCCCGTTCCTCAAGGGGAGCGGGCGGTGGTTGGCCGGAGACCGAGGGGGTTGGGACCGGCTCCTTTTGGAGGCTGTCCTAGCATGGATGGATACCGAGCCGGGAATGAAAGCGGTCTATAAAAGGGCCGCTGGATATTTGTCCTCAAAGCCTCCGAAGGGCCTGGAGATCAAACAAGAGCCGTACACCCTCGACCGGGGGAAGTTATTCGAAAGAATGGCTTCAGCCATCTTCTCGGTCCAGGAGGCGATTATGCCTCCTGACCATCAATCCGACTTCGAGGGCGGCCCTTCGGTCATCGTCGAAATCGGCCTGGATAAGGCCGAAGTATTGATTGGGGATTGCGTCCCCAGATGGCTGGGGGATGTGTACGACGGGAAGGAATCCGAAAAACTGGACAACGCCTTGGCCAGTATGACGGATGTTGACACGAGAGGGTTGGCCATAACTTGTGGAGCCCCTTGGGAGTACCAGAGGGGAGAGTGTCTACGCAAGGAATGTGAAGAGTGCCTGTACGAAAAGTCGTACAGGATCGTCACGATCTCCAATTTGGAGCACTTCCAGGAGCAGGGCTCATCAGCCGCCTAAACCCGTCATCCCAGACAAACCCAAACCCCGGCCTCGTAAAAAGGTCGGGGTTCTTTTTCTCTTCACACTGCACCCGATTTGTTGCTGCAAACTTCTGCCAAAAGCTGGCTCAATCCTTCCCCCGGCCACCTATTCCAGGCGGCCGGGGGATTCCTGCCTCAAATAATCGCCCCGTCTCCAAACCGCTCGTCAATATCCTCCACAGCCTCCCAGGCCCTTATCTCCTCCGCCACCATGGCGGCCAGCGCGTCCAGATCGTTTTTTTTGCGCTCTGGGCGGTACCGGAACCACCGGTAGTCATCCATGGCGGTCTCGCTCTCGTGGCCGGCGTCCTCGCCCTCGATCCACCCCGGCCACGGGTCCAGGCGGATCACGTAGCCGCCCCGGCGCATGATCATATCCCCTTCGTTGGGAAAGCGCACGTCATCGACCAGCACATGCCCGCGCGGATGGGCCACGGCCCAATCGTCCAGCTCGTCGCCCAACATCCGGGCCCACCTGTCCGGGTCTTCCATGCGCACCTTATCAGTGCCCCACCACTGCAGGATCTGCCGCCCGGTCATGGACTGGGAGGGCAGGTCGGGATGAAAATACACAGCCGCCTTGCCCTCCCGGGTCAGCAGCCGATCATACGCGATCCCGAACCGCTGGGCCACATCCTGCTTGAGCATGGAACCGAACGCGGCCACAATACACCCCGGCTCGCCGCCCAGCCGGTCGCAGATCCTGTGGGCCACCTCGGTCTTGCCCGTGCCCATCTTGCCGGAAAATCCAACAATCATGTCTATCTCCTTATATCTTGAGCCGGTTGACGCTCTTGAGCATCCCTTTTTTATCCAGCCACGCCCGCACATCCCGCGTCCAGGGGCATCTCTCCATGGATGCCAGAGCAAGCGCCTCCCGCTCGCCCTTTTTGTAGCTCCGCCGTTCCCAATGCACGGGGCCTAGACACCACTGGTATTTTTGGTCGTGGCAAGGGACTTCGTAATGGTCGCAGGGTTTCATCTTTTCCCCTCCGTATGTTTATTTATTCTTTCTCCGATCCATCGCATGACCGGCACGGCCATCGAGTTTCCGAGGGCTTTGTATCTCGGCCCGTCCGGGCAATCCTCAGGCGGTTTTCCTCGCCAAGGAATGCGGGTGTGGTTGTCCGGGAATCCCTGGAGGCGTTCGCATTCGACGGGGGTGAGGCGGCGAACCTGCATATCCCTAATGATGCATTGCCCTCCCTTGGCCTCGAGCGGAAGCATTACTCCCGCTGCGATCGGGTCCTGTCTGCCGTGGAAAGCGATCGGAGCCTCATGGTCGCATGTCAGTGCTGGACACACCTTGTCATTTATCTCTGCGTTTGCCGAACCATGAGCCATGATCGATATTAGATGTCCTGCCTGTCCTTGGTTGTCATCCGCGCCACACGTCCCAACGCCGTTTGCAGTGAGGGCTGCAACAGGATTAACGATCAACGGTGCCCCGTCGTCTGCGTTCCAGCCGCGTCTTCCAGAGCCGCCTTTAAGCGTCGCGGCAACTTCCTTCCTCTTTTTTCTGCCCTTCTTAATATCCCCTTGCAGGCTTTCGGACTCAAAAAGTACCGAGGCGGCACGCTTCCAGTCTCCAAGACATCCGACAACGAACACTCGTCTGCGTCGTTGGGGTACTCCGAAGTATTGAGCGTCAAGAACCCGGTAGGCGAACCCATACCCGATCCTCGCCAACATCCCGAGAAAGGTGCCAAAGTCCCGGCCTTTGTTGCTGGACAGTACTCCGGGGACATTTTCCCAGACGATCCACCGAGGCTTGTAAGCGTCTGCAATAGCTCCGTAGGTGAGCATGAGGTTTCCACGCGGGTCATCAAGGCCGCGGCGAAGTCCTGCGACGGAGAAGGACTGACAGGGGGTTCCTCCAACGAGAAGGTCAAAGTTCTCTCTGTCCGTTCCATCAAGCAAATTCTCCATGTTTCCGATGTTCGGCGTTCCCGGGCAATGGTGAGCAAGCACCGCCGATGGAAACGCCTCGATCTCTGCGAACGATACGGGTTCCCATCCAAGAGGTTCCCATGCTACACTTGCGGCCTCTATGCCGGAACATACCGAGCAAAACCTCATCTTCTTTCCCCCCCCTCCCAAAAATTCCCCGCACTGATCACCTCGGCCGGATGCCGGGCGTATGCCGGGTTGTCGCATGGCTTCATACCTTGCGCAGCGCCGTCAGAGAGATCTCCCGCCACTTCTTGAGGCACTTGCGCAGGTGCAGGCTCGCCTGACGGGCCCGTGCCCCGGCCGCCTTGTTCCCGGCCATGCCAGCGCCGGCCTCGGATCTGAATGTGTCGAACATACCCATAATCTCATCGAGCATTTTTTGTTGATCACTCACCATAACCTCCGTTTGTCATACTATTATCATCATCGATCGGCGGAGTCTCGAACCGCAGAAACCGCCGCACAAAATTGAGCTGGACAGTGCCGCAGGCATTGCTGCGCCCCTTGGCGACGTCCAGATCCACGTCGATCACGTCCCGGTCCTCTGTCGCCCGCATCCCGGACAAGAAAAGCACTATATCCGCATCCTGCTCCACAGCCCCGGACTCACGGAGCTGGGAAAGCATGGGTTTTTTGGTCTTCTCCGCGTCACGGTTGAGCTGGGCCAGGAGCAGAACAGGGACGTTGAGCTCAAGGGCCAACTCCTTGATGGTCCGCGACGCCTCGGCAACCTCCTGCTCACGCGATCCGGCCCGCGAATCCGGGCGGATGAGCTGGAGATAGTCGATGATCAGCAGATCAAGTCCCATCTCCCTGTGCCACCGCCGGGCCTGGGCGCGGATGCCCGTGGGCGTGATCCCCGGGCGGTCGTAGATGCGAAACCTCTGCGACCGCATTTTGCCGGCGAACGCGCGCAGCTTGTCCACCTCCCCGGTCCAGAACTTGCCGGTCCGAAAATGCTGGGCGTCCACATCACACGATGCCGCGCCCAGCCGGGCCATGAGCGCGTCTGACGGCATCTCAAGGGAGATCACCCCCACCCCGCACCCCGAGACGATTGCGTACATGCCCAGATTGAGGGCCATGGCCGTCTTCCCGCACCCGGGCCGGGCCGCCAGGATGACGATCTCCCCGGGAAACAGACCGCCGATGAGCCAGTTGAGCCGGTCGAACTGGGTGGCGATGCCGCCGCCCCCCTGCTCCTGGACCCGGTCCACATAGGAAAGGAAATGGTCGCACACCTGGTCGGGCCGCTGGCCGGTCTCGCAGACCCCGGGGTCAGCGCCCGCGTCCGCTGTTTCCTGGGCCAGCCGGATGGCATCGTCCAACGGCCTGGTCAGGTCCCTGGCCAGCGACCCCAGCTCCATGGACCGGGTGATCATCTCCCGGCGCCTGGCCGCCTCACGGACCATGGTTGCGTATTCCCCGGCACGGCCCACCGACGGCATGGACTCGGCCACCCGAGCCAGCCAGACCGCGTCCACCTTTTTCCCAGACCGGGAAAACTGGTCCACCACCGTGACCAGGTCAACGCCATTGCCCTCCTTGTCCAGATCGAGAAACGCGGCCCACAGATCCCGATGCGCGGGCACGTAAAAATCCTCGGGCCGGACATGCGCGTCCCACAACACCGAGGCGTCGCGGAACACCGCGCCCAAAAGCCCGATCTCCGCGTCCGGATTATGGGGCGGCAGCTGGTCCAAACGGGCGGAACCCGGTTGCGGCGCCGGGGTGTCAGCCATTGCCCACCTCTAGGACCGCCGCCTCGTCTCCGTCCGGGCCGTCTACCAGATCAAGCCCATCCAGCCGGCTTCGGGATGCGATCACCCCGGACATCCAGTCATCCATCATCTGCAGCCGCTCCAACTCGCCCAGAAAACACATCACCGTATCGACCAGGCTCTCCAGATCCGCACGGGAAGCGAACAGGGGCTGCCCGCTCCTGCACCGCTCAAGCGACCGGCACAACCGGTTCCCCGCGTCACGCACCGTGGTCACCTGGCCGATCATCTCTTTGAGCACGTCCTCGGATGTCCAACTGGCATCAATCATCGCGAACCACCTCCTTGTCCAGCAGGTCGAACAACACGCACTCACGGACGATGTCGTCAAACACCACCCCGACCATCTCATACGCCTGGGTCAGCCCGTCCAGCATGAGCGCCCTGACCTGGGGGTGCGGACGCCCAGAAGTCCCCATGGCCCGCAGCCGGAAGATGTGCCGCCACTCCCTCAAATTTGCGGTCAGCACGATCTCCGTGGCCGTGGACAGGGGTAGCATACCCCGGGCCCGCTCGGGCGGATTCCCCAGGCGGATCATGGCCTTGTATCCCTTCTCCGCCTCGTTCATCTGCCGCATCCATGCCTCCTGCTCCCCCGGGGTCCACTCGTCCCACCAGACCGGGCGGATAAACGCGATCCCCCCGGAATAGTCGCAAAACCGGGTCGATCTCTCCGTGGGCGAGGCCAGCCGGTGGCGCAGCAGCTCGCGGGCCACGCCGATATCCGTGACCATGCGCATGGTCATGACTACATGTTCCAGGCAGCTCTCGTGCTCCCGGACGATCAAAGAGCGCACAAATCCGGATGCCGAACCGGCCCGGGCCTTACCCTCGGACATCCACGCGGTCCGTCCGGCCGCCTCGATCCGCTCCAGAGGGACTGATGGGCACCACTCTATGGATATTTTTTGTTCAACCACTTCCATTTCCGATCTCCCTGTGTTACAAGACAGCAAAGTTAGCAGTCCGGCCGCTGGGCCAGCCGTACCAGCATCCGCAACTGCGCGGCCATGCGCTCGGTCACGGGAAAAGTCCCGTTACGGACGCCCCTGTAATACCTGTCGCCGACACCCAGCTCACGGGCAACTGCCGCATGGCTGCCATAGGCACGACGCAGGATTTCTGACATCTCCTTGACATTCATGCGACAGATCATAGGTAAAAATTACCTATGCCGCAACAAAATTACTACCGGTTGATGGCGGAAGATATTTCCGGGTAATGGTAGGGTTGATAGTAGGGTCTATGGTAGGGTCTATAGTAGGGTCTATCAAAAAAAAGCGACCGAACGGTCGCAAGGAGAGGAACATGCACAGCAATGTCGAACATATTTTCATGCGGATGATCGATGACATCCGCAGAAGCCGTCGCATGACCGCCCGGGCGGTTGCCCAGTCGGCCTTCCAGGATATCAAGGACGCCGACCGGCGCTACCGTTTCCTGGTCGCCGGGTCGTCACCGTCCGGCAAGCCCATGCGGTTGTCGCTGGCGGAATGTGTGGCCCTGGCACGGGCCGCGGGATCAGAGCCGAGTCATATCATTTGGGAGGCCATTGCCCGACACGACGCAGCCTCGCCCCCTCGCCATCTTCCGGAGAGTCTGGCCGGGCCTGATCGTCCCCGGTCGTCACACGATCTGTAGCCCGGCACAGCAGGTCCTCCTCGTCACCCAGAGCACGGGCAACTATCCGCACCCGGTCCCCAAGTATATGACATAAATATCCGACTGATTTGTCGTCCGTAGCGTCCGAGATCGTGTCCAACGATCCGGCTATACACAGCAATTCGCCTATGAGCATAGTTTCCCACCTCGTATCTCGGGTCATGTGAAAAAAAACACTCGTAGCGTACCACCCACACCCCCAGACCGCAAGCCCCCATCGAAAAAACACCACGCCAGACCCGCCATGGTAGGGTTTCCAACACCCCCTCGAAAAAAAAAACAGGTAGGTATTACCTTTTTTGCTTGACCTTTTGGGTAATAATTACCTATCCTTTCCTTGTCTGACCGGCAGGACAGCCTGGACAGGGGGACACCAACGCTCGCCCCGCACGCATCCGCCAGTCGGATATCGCAGCAAATCATGTCGCGCTCCGGCTCCGTGAGGTCCCCGGCGAGCTCCCAGCGCGTGGCCAGTAGCCGGGGATGATAGGTAACGGGCCAGACGTCCTTTCCGCGTCTGATCCCTCCTTTGCCCAACGGGCGGCCTCACGGTCGCTCGTTGGAGTCGGGATCTGCGCCCATAACACATGGAGGTTCCATGACGATTGTCGCGTTTTTCCTGGGCTGCGGCGTGGGAGCCGGCCTGGCGGTCGGACTGCAGATACTCTTTACCGGCCTGCGCTCCAACGAAATCGACATAGACTGGAGAGAGTACCATGACAGATGACGAGGCGAGCCGGCCATTTTATTTCGGGCATTACCGGGTGTATCGGGACGGGCGGCTGAGAAACTCCCAGGGGCATTTTCTCACCCCGGTCATGCCGCCGGGCTATATCGAGGCCGCCTACAACCTGCGGCACAAGAAAAAGGGGCAGCGGATCAAGGCGCGGACCATCCTGCGCATTGTCTGGGGGATCAAGCGCGATCCAGGGGATTTTTCCCTGGCGTGGATCAAGCAGATCCGCAAGACCTGCGGGTTCAGGGCCCATGTTCACGCCCGGGTGCCGGTCACCCACCCGGACTGGCCCCGTCATATGTCCGAGCCCGACAATTGGTGGAACATGATCGACCACACCCCCGGCTGCGATGGGCCTGCAGACCCCGCATACTGCCCCCTGGAGCAAAACATGGCCGTCCCCTGCTTCGAGGGGACATACATCCACGCGGCAACGGGCGACCCGGCGTACCGGCTTGAGCGGTTGCGCCGGCTCAAGCTGCAGACCGAGGCCGAAATCATGCGCCTAGAGGAGGCCACTGGATGAGCCGATCCTTTTCAAAAACTAACAAGGCCAAGGTGGCGGCCCTGGATCTGGCCGTTTCTTTGTGCGCCAACCTGCGCGAGAGGGGACCGGCCATAGCCCGGCCTTCGCATGTCAGACGATCCCTTGACCGGATCGAGGCGCGCATCGCCCGGCTCATGGTCCTGACCATGGGGGTGAGCTCGGTGGAGGAGATGTCCGACAAGCGCCGCAGGGCCTACGCCCGCCTGCGACAGGACATTCTGGACATTGTGGAAAAACACTTTCAAGAAGACGAGATATCCTTTGCGTCCTACGTCGCTCTGACCGTGGACGTGACAGACACCATCTGGATCTGCACCCCCCCGGCCCACCGGCGCCACAAATACGAATGGGGTCTGCTCGCAGCCTCCCTGGCCGCCCTGTACCGGCACATGGACCCGGAATGGACCCACCCCGAGCAGGACCGCGTGGCCCGCGCCGGGGACGAGATCGCCCACATCCTGTCCGTCAAATGGCCCCAGGCATATATCCGGTGGCAGCAATGAACCTCCGCCAACTCATGCTTAGATCCGCGATCACGCTGTCCGTGGCCTCTCGGGGCAACCCTGTTGTGGCCATCCTGACAGCCGGTCTGTTCTTCCTGGCGTTCAACACCCTGGAGGCGGAGATAGAAACCCTGCTGTTCGGCCAGCGCTTCCTGCACCTGCTGGACCTGGCATTTCTCGCCGCGTTTATCATCTACATCTACGTGGTTATCCGGTGCTGCGCGGCGTACAACGAATACAACCAACAAAGAGGGAAACAAACACCATGAACAACATCATGATCGACCTGGAAACTCTGGGCACCACCCCAGACGCTGCGTTTGTGTCCATAGGCGCCTGCTGGTTCGATCCGGAGAGAAACATCATTGACCCGAAAGACACTTTTTATACGGTCATCGGCTGGCACTCAGCCATGCAAAACCGGGCCGTGGACGCGGGCACTTTGCAATGGTGGCTCCGCCAGGACAAGCGAGCTGTGGCAGCTATCATGGATTCCGGAGACAGCCCCACCCTGGGAGACACGCTGCTCAATTTTTCCCGGTGGGTGAAGAACCACCGCAAGCCCAGGGTCTGGTCCAACGGAGCCACCTTTGACATTGCCATTCTGGAAAACGCCTATCGCCAACTCGGCTACGAAGAGCACATCCCCTGGCTCTATCCCCACATCCGCGACGTCCGCACCGTCTGCGCCCTGGCCGAGGGGGTGGTCAACAAGGAGCTGTTCCTGTTCCAGGGAACCCCCCACGTGGCCGTCGATGATGCCATCCACCAGGCAAAATATGTTTGTGCCATGTGGCAGGCACTCAGAGGATAAATACAACAAAAACCTCGTAAATGGCATCCCAGGCCCGCGAGAACAGGCCCTTAAATATGCTTGGAGAAAACAACAGGAGATGAGACAATCATGACCGACAAGATTCAAGCAAAGACCAGCGACCTATTGTCAGAGGATTTCGACAATTTCATGGCCCGGGCGACGCGTCAGCTGGCACGGGAAATGGCTTTAGAGGAAGATCGCCTTATCAAGCAAGGTCTCGCGGACCTTCTGGCCGGAAGAGAGCCAACCATATCGGAGATCCTTGTCATGGCAAGGTATGGCCGTTTTGAGTGTATCATGCACCCGTCAGGGTGGCGGACATATACCCTCGACGGCGCTCCCATCGTAAGCTTCGGTATTGCGGACTACTCATTGCGGAATGCCAGCGCCAACACCCTGTGCACATCAGCCGACGGCGCTCCCACCGTAATCTTCGGTATTGCGGACTACTCATTACGGAATGCCGGCGCCAACACCCTGTGCACATCAGCACCTTATGTCATGCGCGACTGGCCGCCGAACACAAAGGCCCCAAAAAGAAAACCCATGAGAACCCCCAGAGAGAACCTGATCTTGGAGCTTTACTCACAGCTCCTTGCAGATAACGTCGAAGACGAGCCGTCGGTTGACATCATGTATGCGCTCTCAAAACACCCCTGCGTACAGGCAGAACTATCGGAGCACAGAGACGAAGAAACAGCAAACGGAGACACACAATGAACCAGTTTGAAATCATGGCCAAGAAGAAAAAAATCAAATGCGACATCTGCGGTGGGGTCATGCTCCCCCTGCCCGGTTGTGGGTGGGACAATGACCGGATGGTATGCACGGAAAGAGATTGCAGGGCAGAGATTGTTTTTCCGACATCCACGGAGGTGGAAGAAGAATGAAAAAGAAATGGATAGCTTTTACCGCAATGTTTTGTTCGATGATTGCGCCTCTGTGCGTAATTGCCATCCGTATTACAAAATGCAGATTTTTAATCCATGGGGTGGTGTAGCGTATGAAAGTGAAGATATTTATTTATAACCAACCACCCCAGCCGACCGAAACGCAGGCTGGCTTTAATTGTTAGGAGG